GAACCATATCCTCCTTCATTGTTAATCCAATCCCACTCTATATTATCACTAACCATATTATATAATAAATCATCCCATTCTGCTGATACATCAGGTTCCATGAGAATATCAATGTTATTTCCATCAACGTCTTCAAATCTGACATCATCTATACATCCATCATCACCACCACCACTATAATCTACTTCTATTGTTGATATATTGTGATCTTTAATCACTTGAACTGCTATGTTTCTTTTTAGTTTTGTTTCCATCTTTTATTAATTTTATTTCAACACCCGGATTCTCCTTATCATATTCATAAGGTTCAAATACAGGTATTAATAATGAACAATCATCATCAGGTAACCATCCTTGTTTAACCATATCATCTTGCACTGTTTGTGCAGGATTAATATAATCAAATTTGTGTTTGGTGCCTCTAATAAATTTAAAAGAAACTTTAACTGGAAATTCACATTCTTTTAATGCGTTTAGAAACTCTTTTTTATATTTTTTATAATATTCTTTAGTTTCTTTTCTATATTTCATAGTAGCTTTACTTGAAATAAAGTATTTTCCTGTCCATCTTCTTCCATTTTTACTTGAGGGTACGTTACCTGGTATAAACCATTTCATAATATTGTTTTTAGTTTTAACTTTATTTCTTTATGAGCATTAGTAAAGCCTTTCTCTTTTACAAGATCAGCAATGTCTTTGCTACTAATTAACCATGTTCCGGAAATATTATATAATTGATTATATTTATCAACCGCATTATGTCCAGCAACATCATTATCAAATAAAGTTACAACTTTTTTATACTTTTTCTTAAGATTTTCAATAATATAAGGTTTTATTATAGTATTCTCTGAGTCAGGTGCAATAACTTCTAAATTATATCCAAATTGTTTTAGACACATTGCATCTTTCAAAGAAGAACATATAACAAGATAAGGCTGATTATATTCTAATTGATCTAATCCTTGAAGTTGAGGTTTAACTTTAATAAATTTAAACTTCTTATTTCTTGGTTGATAAATTTTATAAATATCATTCTTAGTAAAGTAACCATATATATAAGGTTGTTGAATAGTTATTTTGTTATCTTCTTTAACCATATGATAATATTCAAGTGGTTTTACATTATATTTATTTAATATTTCTTCACCTATATTAAATTGTAACCAAAATCTTTTATCATATTCATTCCAATCTCTTGTCATTATACCATCAACTTTATATTTAGCTTGTGGTTTTATAGTAGATTGAGAATATTCACCTTTTTCTGTAATAAATTTATTATAATCTTGACCTATTTTAAATACTGCTTGAGAATAATCCATTCCAAACAACTCTTTAATTAAATCTATTCTATTACCTCCCTTGCCTGTTGAAAAATCTTTAAACTTATATTGACCTTTGTCTACAAATATCCACATGCTTGGAGTTCTTTCTGATGGATGAAATACAGATTTGATCTGTACATTCTGTCCATTTAATCTCTCTGGTAAATCCAGATAGAACTCAAACACCCAGGTACTTGGTACACTAGATCCATCTAATATGAGATTCTTTGTACTTATCATAACCCTTAAAATAATATAGGGACAAGTAAGTGCCCCTATATTTGTTAACTAAACTCTATTAACCTTTATTATGCAATGTCCCCATTGTGCAGGAAGATTAATAGAACCCCTTACTGAGTATTATTATCCTGCAGTATTATAATTCAAAATCAGAACCTGACCCTGAATCTGCTTTAAATGGTATACTGTCTGCACCATTTGGAGAAACATCTTTCTTAACTAAAGCTTTAACATGCACAGCACGATCAAACTTAAGTAATCTAGAAGTATCTTCTTTATCTTTTGCTTCTATAGCAATACCATCTTTAGATATACGTGGTAAGAAAAGATCATTGTTTACATAACCTTCTTTGTTTTCCCACTCACGACCACCTATACACATATTAATAAATGTAGATCCTTTTTCACCTTGTGTAAATAAGTTATTACACTCTTTTACAAAATCTTCAATAGTTTCTGCTTCAATAGAATCTAAACCATCTCTCATTCCTAATGTTTCACCAACAGTAATCATATGTTTTAAGATTTCTTGATCTCTATTAATTTCTCTACCACTTGGTAATGTAGTGTTTTTAAATGGAAAAGGGCTAATTCTTACTCTTCCAACTTGACCATCATATCTACCAAGTCCTTGATTATTATAATCTCTAAAGAAACCTTCAAAATCACCACCAACTGGTTCAGTTTCTACATGTAAATGTATATTATATGATTCTGTATCATATGGTGTTTGATCTAATGTAATAGAATTTATTCTCACTACATGGTTTCCTGGATCTAATACAGGTTTTGTGCGTCCGCTTCCTGCAGACATGTCTTTAGTATTTAACATAACTTTTTTATTTTTTAAATTTACTTCACTCATTTTTATTAATTTTCATATTCAATAATTGCATCTTTAACAACTTGTAATGAATTATCTATACGTGCATCATCAAACATTCCTGCTGGTGATTTACAAGTATTTTCTCCATTATTAACTGTCTCAAATACATAACTTAACTTATCATCTTCTCCTTTGACAACTTTACCAAAGAGAACTATAGAGAATAGACCTTCTAGAGTTAAAGTATTATCTATCATTTTACCAATAGTTTTTGCTTTAACTTTTCTGTGCCCATTCATGTCTGTTGATTCTTCAGAGTGTGTAAGAAAGAATATATATAAATCATCTCTCATATCTTTAGGTAACTTAGCTACTTGAGCCAAATTAGCTGCAATTTGAGTAAATTTATCATATCCTTTCTCATTAGCTCTGTCAAAATATTCAAAACTTGACATATACTGCCAGTCATCTATTACTAGATTTTTTATATGAGGCATTTTATCATTAACATGCATCATAGCTTTAATAATCCCTGCAGAAGACGACACTGGTGTCATATTTCCTTTTTGATTTTCTTTGCTAATTGCTGTATAATTCTTTTTCCATCCTTTGAATGGTAAAGGTTTATTAGCAATGTTAATAATAAATGTCTCTTTAGGATTTAAATCCCTAATTGACGTTGATTTACCTGACCCTGAGTCAGCTATAACTAATACTGATTGTGCCATTACTTATTTAATTTTTGATTTATACTTAATAATGCTCTTTCAATGCCTTTTAAAACATCTACTATATCTCTTTCATCTGGATTAGTTAAACTAACTGCTTCTTTAACTTTAGATCTATCAGTAATATCATTTATTACTTTAAGATTACTTACAGGTACAATATGTCTTTCAAATCCTGAACTACTTGTTACTATTTCATATTCTTGATCCCATGTAGGATTGTGTTCTAATAAATACAATGTTCTTTTAGGATCTTCTGAGTCATATTCAATACTAACAAACTCAGTAAATATATCTTTATTTTTCTGTAGTTCACTAGGAAAGAATGATACATGTAACTCATCTTTACCTGATGGTCTATATGCCATCTTTGGTATGTATAATGCATTTATATTCCCAGCTGTTTGGAAATAATTTTCATGCTCTTTTCTTAATTCTAATACTTTTGCTTTTCTTTCTTGTGGTGTCATATTATCTTGATTCTTGTTGAGGTGGTGTATCCATCTCAGTTATTCTCATATTTTCAAACTCTGCTTTGAAGAAACTCATTCTTGTATCACCATTTCTTGCTTTAAGAAAATGTAATACTAATGTTCTTTCATCTTGTATTATATATTTATCAGGTCCATAATATCTAATCTTTTGTTTAGCAGGACGGTTAATACCTATTAAAGTATCAGCATGTTGTAACATTGCATCTGAACCAAATATATCTGATTCTAATACATAATTACCATACTTACCGTTAGTTGCTCTGTCTGGATTATCTATATTCCTATTTAATTGTGATAAACATATAAACATACAAGGATATTTACGTTTAACTTCAGTAAAAAACTCACCTAATTCAAATAACATATCTAATCTGTTATTCTGATAAGGTGCTCTTTTAACAAGAATACTATGATCTAATGTGATAATAGTTTTCTTTTGATGCTGATTCATATATATATCTACTTGATCTCTCATTTGATTTACCGTCATAGGTGTGCTAATAATATCAACAGGACTTTTAACCCTGTCTTTAGCATACGCATGACATTTATCAAATGTTTCTCTAGTAAGTTGATATCCTGCACTACATAATTCTTTATAAGTTTTACCTGTTAAAGAACTAAATTCTCTTAATGCTGATGTTCTACCTACCATTTCAAATTGAAATTCAAGTACTCTATAATCTTCTTCAGGATTAAGAATGAAAGACTCTCTAATTATTTGATCTTTAATTAATGTTTTACCAGAACCAGGTCTTCCCCCAATTACAGTAAGAGTATTCCACTCTAATCCATCAGTCACTGCATCATTAAACTTAGGCCATGGAGTTTGTATAGATTTCTCTTTACCACTCTGCCTAGCTAACATATATTTCAGTGCTTCATTAAATGACTGATATTGTCCGTCCCATGCTGGTTTAACTTGACTCATACTACTTTTTCTTTAAAATGTTGTTTGTCTTCAAGTGTTACACCATCACGGATCATATCACAATAATCAGCTAATTCTGAATGTTTTACTTTATTTTTATCTGATTTACATATAAAATATTGACTTGTTTTCATATACATATAATCTTTTTGTTT